TGACGGAACATCATTCAGAATCGACAAAGAAAGCACCGAGGAAGTTTAGCCCACCCCCGCCAAGGTTCCACCCCTTGGCCGGTTCACCTAATCCGCCATCTGCCCATAATCGGTAGCGTGGCGATTTGGTTTGACCTATAAACGGTAGCGTAGTCTATAAGGAGCCTATAAGGAATGAATAAAGAACAAATTATTAAGGAGTACCTATCCGCCCAGGGCAGAAGGGGCGGGAGCGTTAAGGGGCCACAGAAAGCCCGGAAGTTATCGCGGGAGCATTACGAAAAAGTGTCGCGCATTCAACGGGAGCGTTGGGCTAAATGGCGGGAGCAGAACAAACGGTAGGCTGGCGACCCTATAAGGGCGGTATAAGGACTCTATGTCCTATAAGGGATATGTAAAAACGGTACTTCAGCGACCGATAGAGACGCAACAGGCTTTATTGCCTAAAGATTCTGGGATTTTGCGCTTTATAAGGGGTATCTTGCGTTGGGAGGTATCGGCTACTTGCTTGCCATCCATCCTCGCTTCTAGCGGCATCTCCGCTCGATTAAACGGTATCCTGGTGCCTTGTTTTACCACTTGGAACAACTCCAGTATCTTGGGGTTAGCTTGCTAGGCGGGTTGCTGTCGCACCGATGCCTAGCCCTAAAACTCTTGCGCCGTCCGGGTATGGACTTTTTAATGGTCATTTTGGGATCGCCAAAGCGGATGGCCTTTGACTTGCCGCCAGAACAGGCTCGAACCTTAAACTTCTTTGAACCTCCAGGGGTACGCACCGGCCTATTGCATGGGGATTGTCTCATTGGTTTAATGCTCCTGCCAGTAATTTAATCTTTTCCTGATGAACATCAAGAAACTTTCCAAGGTCTTCCAAGTCGTCTGTCAGGTTGACCATGTTTGCCTCGTAAACCTCGCGGGAGCAGTCGGCTAGGATGTCGCCACAGAGTCGATCCACCTTGCCTATGGTCTGATGCAGGCGGGAGTTCTCTGTCAGGAGAAGCTCGATATACGCCCAGGCTAGGTCAACCCTTGGACTTTTCACGAAAGCCGCCCTTCTTGGCCTTCATCATGCGCCAAGTGCGGGGTGAAATGGTGGATTGGGATTTAGGGCGGGATGTGCCAGCCTTACGGCGAGCGTTGATGTTGGCATAGAGGCCGGGGCGTTTCATTCCCGCAGTTTAGCACAAGCGGGAGGATCTAAAAGAGCTACACCAATACGGCTTCTTTAGCCACACATACCTCGCAGCCTATGTCCTCATAGACCCTTACCATCTTACCCCACTTGCTCCAGCAAGTACGGCAATACCCTTCCGGCATGGGCGAAGCACCCATGGGCATGGTCGGCCTAACTTGGGACGTTTGGGATGCCTTTTCGCATATCGGTGTAGCATACCCCCCACCCATACCTACGGTAGTATCATTAGTATAATCTTTATTAAGAGGGGGGACCATGTTGGTTGAACTCAAAATAGGTGTCCCAAACGTCCCAAATAGTGTTTTGTCGCATTTAGAATTGGTATTGTATTCCTCAAGCCGCTTGGCCTTCTCCTGCTCCTCCTTGATCCTCCATTGCTCCAGCCACTTCCTATGGGCCTCTTCCTCTCTTTCCCTTCTTAAAGCCAATTCCCTGTCGGCCTCCTCTTCCCTTCTGATCCTTTCCGCTTCCTCTCTTTCCTTTGCGATCCTGAACATCTCCTTCCTTGCTGCGACAAGATCCGCATCCCTCTCTCTCACCTCCTGGGCCAGCTTCTCCATATCCATGACGTGCCTGCCTATGAAGGTTGCCTTCTGCTCGGTCTTTCTGGGTATGATCGGGTCTGGCCTGCCTCCGTTGGCTATCCCGACCTTATCCCAGATGACCCTGCGGTGGGCGGGATCGCCCGGATAAGCGGCGCAGGCGAAGTTTGGCCTGTCCTTGAACACTATAAGGTGCTGACCGCCCTCGTCCCCGCCGTTCTGGGCGCAGGCTGGGCAACGGTACTCGTCACCCTTTGGGGTGGACTTGGTGGGTACGCCGTTGACCCAAGCCCCGCCGTGTTTGCCTTTCAGCTTATTAGTATTGAGCATCGGCATAGCCCTCTTCCTCCTGTCCCTGCACCTTGATGTTCCTGAAGCCCTTCTTGGACTTCCTGATGCTGTTGGAGATGTTGCTCTGGCGTAGCTCCAGCATCTTGTCCCGTATCAGGTGGCTCAGGCGGGAACCGGACAGCGGCCTCCAGCCCTTCTCGGCGCAGTAAAGGCCGTATAGCTGGACAAACTCCTCCATTGTCACGTCCGATCCCTTGAACCGCTCGACCCGCTCATGGATGAAGTGGTCAACCGATTCGGATTCGGCGAGGAGGTTGTGGATGCGCTTGGCCTGGGAGTCTGGCAGGCGAATGTCGCCCGTCTCGTCCACGTCTTTCTGGAGGAGCAGGAAGCCCCGCAAGCCCCAAGCCAGGATGGCCGGACCCTCCTCTTCCACCAGCTTCTCCGCAAAGCGGTCGATCTTCTTGGCGGGTGGCGGTTGGTTGAACTCAAGCAAGAGCAGCCTGCGTCGCCAAGCCTCGACGTCCCCGTCCAGGCTGACCCGCAGCTTCTCGTTGGCCGTAATGATGATGTTGTAGTTGCCCACGATGTGATAGCCGTCGTTGATCCCCTTGCCCTCCGCATCCAGCACATCCCCGCCGGTCAGTCCCTTGATGACCTTGGCCCCGCCCATTTGCAGGAAGTTCCCCGGCACGTCCACGCCAGACAGGAGCGTCTTGGCGCGGTAGCGGTAAAGCTCAAACTGCTTGTCGAGGTGCTGGGTTCGTAGTTGCGCCATGTTCTCCCTGCCCGACAACTGGTGAACCACGTTATGCAGGGTGGACTTGCCGCCCCCGGCTTGGCCGTACATGACCAGGAACCTCTGGATGATGTTGCGCCCGAACAGGCACATCCCAAGATACTTCTGGAACAGGAGCAGGTCGTCGGGGTCTGGGATGGCTGGCACGGCAAGCTGGGACAGGAACTTCTCAGGCAACAGTTCCAGCCCCTTGAACTCGACGGGGCATTGATTGCGCGAAAAGAAGTCCGGGCTGAACTCATGCTCCTCGATTGCCCCGTTTTCAAACTTGATGAAGCGGTTGGAGCAATGCACCCCTGGGATGCGGTGGAGCGTGAAGGCATCCCGATGCTCGACGATACCGCGCAGCGTCCTGACAATTCCAGAAAGGGAGTTGTCCGACCTCATGTGTTCGATCTCCGGGCGCATTTGTTCGCGGCTGAACTTGAGGATGTCGCGGCTGATCTCCTGCTTGATCGCGTCCTCCGACTTGACCCGCCAGATCCCGCGCTCGTTCTCGTACTCGTAGAAGTCCCGTTCCAGCGGTTCGTACAGTACCCGGTGGTCGTGCTGGTACTTGCCAGCCCAGAAGGGTTGGTTGAGGCTGACGATGAACTCACGCTGCTTCTTGTCCTTGATGTCCTTCCACGGCTTGCCGAACTCCTCCACCAAATCGTTGTAGGCGTTGTCCACCTTGATCTTCCACGGCAGTTCCAGATGGTCGGGCCAGACTATGTCGGAGAACTTGATCGTGATCGGCTTCTCCACCACCTCCCACTTGTAGTTGCCGCCGGTCGGGTGCCTGCCCCAGATCACCGTCTGTCCGCCGTCACTTCTCCATTCCCCCCAATCGGTGATCTTGGCCAGAGGCGGAAACTCGCCCTCGATCCTGACCCAGAAGTTCCTGCCCCTGGCTCCCTTGGTCTGGAGCGTCTTGGTCAGGGTTGGGTTCAGCTTGGCAAACTCTTCCGCCGATTCGTCGCTGTCGATGTCAATCGAACACAGCCCGCCGCCTGCCTTGCCCAGCAACACCCCGATGTTGCCAGCCTCAAGTCGGCGCAGGTATTCCGGCTTCCTTGCCGCCGCCAGCGTGGTCTTCTGCCAGCCCGTGTCCATCGGCCTCTTCTCGCCGGTTGGGATGGGCAGGAGGATGCAGTCCTCGCCCAGCCATTTGATTAGATCCATCACCTTTTCCTGTGTCATGCCGCTCCTTCCGTTATTAGTTTTTCTAATACACTTGTTGCCTGCGAGAACGTCCCGCTGGTCAGTGTCCCGATAATCTCATTCTTGCGGCAGTGCTTGGCGTACCAGAAGTCATTTCCATATTCAGGCATTGAAAGGATGTGGTAAACGCCAGCATCGCCAATGTCCAGCAAGACCGGCTGGTTGCACCACAGCACCGACGTGCGCGGCCTCTTCCACCATATCCTGATGGTGTCGTCGCCCACCTGTTTGCTTGGCATATTTTTGCCGATGCAGTCAAAGACCCAGACCATGTTGACGTACCCGGCCTCGCGCTGCTGGATCTCGTCCACGCTGATCGGGCTGTGCTGAAATTCGATGGCGTAGCGGACATCGTTGACATACATCCTTGCGTCCATGCGGTGAGTGATGCCGTCCACCTCAATGATCTTCTCCACATCATCCTTGTGAAAATGCGTCTTCCATCCCCTGTGCCAATCCGTCTCCGGCTCATGCCACGTGTCCGGGTCGGCGGTTTCCCTTGCCCAATGGTGGAACTTGATCGGACCGCACTTGGCGATCAGCACCGTGTCGTCGTAGTCGATGCTTCTTGCGCCCTTGGTCGGGCGGTTGCCATGCTTGTCGTACATCATGGCAATGTCTTAGCTTGAAAGTTCATTTATTAACCAGCACAATGACATCAGGATCGCATGGTGCAAGGATGGTTGGTGCTGGTATTAGGTTTGTTAATTTGAAATATAATGCCCCTTTGTTTCAAATGGCCGAACTTTCGTGGCCAGCCGCATGATCTCCATGCGTACCATTCGGGGCATCGGTTCATATAAAATTCATGCCGGTGATTCAAGAGGCGACACACACTAGGAGGACAGCCCGTTGCAGGATCTCTCTGCACACCACTCCGGCATTAAATTATCCCTCCAGCTCCATCGCCTTCTTCGCCGCCTCGACTATATCCTGGGCGGTGATGTTGCGAAGGGCATTGCACCACATCTGGGTTTTAGGAAGCTTGTTGGTAGCATCCTTACATTTAGCCTGCGGTAGACCCGCATGAGGGCGGCACGGAGCGTGTGGGCAGGTGTCAGGCTTGAAGACCGAGATGTTCTTCGGGTAGTAGGTCATGCGGTCGTCGGGGTGGTAGCTGCCCCATAGCGACACACAAGGCGTGTCGAAGGCGGCTGCCACATGGTTGACACTGCTGTCCGGTGCCACGACAAAGTCCGCCCCGCTTACGATGGGGAACAGCGAGCGGAACTGCTTGGTCACGTTGAACAGGTCGATCACGCGAGGGTGATCCACCTTGAAGTTGTTTGAGTTGTCCAGCCCGATGATGACGGCCTTGTGATTTGGGAAAGCCTCAAGCAACGCCAGCACCGCATCCTGCCCCATCTTTGGCGGGTAGGTGCGGGTCGGCCCGGAGCTAGAGACATGGTAAGCAAAGTAGTCACCCTTGATCGGCCACTTGTGCATCTCGACTAGCTCCTTGTGGTCGGGTTCGATCAGGTACAGGTGCGGGCGTTTATACTTTGTATCTACATCGCCTGCATTCATCCAGGTGTAGATGCGGTCGTAGCAGTTCCCCGGTCCTGTCCCTAGCTTGGTGTTGCCAACCTGGCCGCTAAACAAGTCGTCGGTCGGCAGGTGCGCGTCATAGCTATCCCAAGCCTCCAGCGTGGGCGGCAGTGGGAACAGTTTGGCACCAAGCCCCGCATAAAGCGTGAGGTTTCTGGCTGGAGCATAGACATCAACGCACCCGCCGGACTCTTGGACTAGGTAATGCACGAAGGCGGTTGCTATGACTGCGTCTCCCAATGCCCCGGCGCGGTAAACCGCAGTTGCACCGCCCGTGGCTCTGCCTGGATAGTAGGGCTTGATCTTGTGCGGGCAGGGTATGGAATCTTCCCACATCGGTCCGGTCAGTTCGTCGGGCAACACATAGGTGTTGCGCGGGAAAAGCATCTGGTCGTCGACCTTGTGGATTGAGTTGGTTTGGTTTGTCCAGAGTTTCATTTGCGTCTTAGCTCCTTTATTGTCTCGACAAACATCGGCGTGGCTTCGCCAACATAAGCGCCGGACACGTTGTAACTGAAATACTCCTCGGCCTCAAATGTTTTCATGCCCTGCTTGCGTAAAATATCAATGGCGACAGACCTGTCATAAACCGCGATGGGCGCGCCATCGAATATCCTGCCGATGCCGATAAGAGCCTTATCAAGTCCATCCGCAAGCAGGATGTCCTCGTCGTAATGCTCGGCCAGCAATTCCCTCACGTTCATTTCGCCCCCCAATGATGCTCTCTCGCATAGTCAATCGACTTGCGGTTGCACTTCCAGGCATTCGCAATCTGGCGGGTGGTGTAGCCCTGCTCGTACTGGATGCGCCACAGCCCCCAGCGTTTCAGGACCATCTGCTTCGTCCTGTTGCCGCCCCCGCTCTTTCTCTTGCCCTTGACCATCCTTGGCTTGGCGATCTTCAGCGACTCAGGAACCACAAGTTCTTTTTCATCCCTGATCCCGGCCACGATCCTTTCCGCCGCCGTTTCGTTCGACTTGGTCCGCTCGATCCTTCCAATCGTGATCTCGTGGCGAAGCTGCTGGATGCTCTGAACTGCGGCGACAAGCCTCGCCTCCAGCATCCTGATGTTTCCTTCCGTGCCTGAGATGCGGTCAGTTAATACCTGCGCTACTTCCTGTGTGTTCACTTCTTATCTCCTTTGTGATTAGTGCCGCCGCGTCAACATCCGCGATGATCTCGCGTACCTTGTGCGCTTCGGCGTGGGTTATCTTGTCCCTGTGGCTGGCCAGACTCCGGCGCACCCGCGCCAGTATGTCGGCCAGCCACTTGATCCGATCCTCCGACACTTAGCCCCTCCGCATTCGGAACCGGCGGCCACCCTTGGGCGGAACCCCGGCAGACCTAAGCGCGATGGCTAGGATCTGTTTCTGCGAGCGCGGCTTGCCGCCAGCACCGCGAGCCGATCCCTTCTTGCGGTTGTCCGCCCGTAGTTCCCTGATGTTCTTTCCGATGTCTTTTCCGAGTGGCATATTAACCTCCTTGTTTTACGAACCGCCCGGTCAGAAGATCCAACTCCCAACCGTGTCCATGAAATTTGTCGTACAACATTTGGTTCATAATCCAATAAAGCGGCGAGCAACTTGAGTCCATCAGGTTTCCTGGGTGGCAGTTGTCCATGTCGAGAAACTCCTGAAGAGCCTCAACCTCAAGCCTCGCAATCTGTAAGTAGTTCACGCTGTCTCCTCTCCCACCACGCCATCGAAGGGTTGCTCCTCGGCGTGGAAGACCTGTGTTTGTACCTTCAGCCATGTCGGCTTGGCAACATGATTCTTGCCTGTGAATGATGCCTCCGTGAATAAGACGTTGTTGCCGGGAACACAGGCGATCCTTCCATTGGCAAGCTCAATGAAGTGGTGCGACTTGGTCTGGCTCGGCTCCAGGCTGTACCCGTCCCCGTATGGTTCTGCGGTGAACATATAGGCTCCACGCATCCAAGTCTGCTTACCCGCCAGCCACACCTGGCAATCCAGTTCCCGCAGGTAATCGTACTCGATGGTGGTGAAGTTCCAGCCGAAACAGTCCCACCGCTGTGCGTCTCCCAGGGTCCAAGGCTCGCTCGTTCCATTGGTAAACGCCAATGCGTGCAGCGGCAATCCCCTGTACAACGCCCCGCACTTCAGCATGACCGTGCAACCCCAAGCCCGGTGTGGCACCGAGTAAAGACCAAACCATACGGCATCTTCCCAGCCATGCTCCATGCCCTGAGAGCAGAACTGGCGGTCCACCATGACGTACTGGTGGCGCGGCAGGTTCGCGGCGAAGGTCATTTGTCCAGCCACATTGCAAGAAGCATTGCGCCCATTGCAAGCAGGATCAGGTCGATGGGTGCTATCTCCATGCTGGCCCCGTGATCCATGCGACCAACGCCCAGCGTGTGCCTAGCAGGGGTGCCTTGGCCTTGTGCTTGATCCAGGTTGGGAAGAAGTTGGCTGATCCTTGGTGTGTGGACTTCTCAACGCCATGCCAATCCGCCTCGACGCACAGACCACCGCCAACGTACTCCTCTGGCCGTGATAAGTTAATAACGCAAGTCAGCTTGCGGTCGCTGCCGTCAAAAGTATCATAGTGGGCAGCAAACCTTTGGAGCGGACGGTAACGCAGCACTTGCAGGTTTTGCATATCCATGACATCGAAGCGGTAATGCTCCGTGTTGACCTGATCCACCACGGCGGCCAGATAACTGTAGATCCACTGGAAGTGGGCGGCCTTTGGAAGCCAGCAGGAAGCGCAGGTGCGGGTACGGTAATTGACCACTCGTCCATCCTTGGCCATGACCGGCGCACGCTTCATGCCGATGACCTCCGCGTCGCGGATAATCATCTCGCATTGCGAGCGGGTCAGGACTTGCGGGACCGTGACCGCCGTGAGGATCTTTTGCTTGAACGGCTTTTCTTGATTTGTAGTGTGCATTCTTTGTCTCCTTTTGCGAATGCCTCCAACGCCTTTTTAAAGGCGAAGGAAGCCAATTCGTCCCTGTCGTATTTGATGAGATTGAAACCCACATAGGCAAGATGGTCGATGGTTTTCTCATCCATGTCAAAGTCAATCTCGACCATCTTGACCTCGCGCTCTGCAAGAATCTTTATATCTCCCAGTTCCGCCATTGTGATTTCTCCTGTCTTGATTTGTCGATCAGCCAAAGGATGAAACTACCGGCAAACACAAGCAGCATCAGCCCTGCGCCCGCAAGCAGGGCGAACAGAATCATGTGTGCGCCCACCTCACTGAAGAACTTCAAGTATTCCATCATCATGTTTCCTCCTTTTCAGCATCCTGTTCAGGTCGGTCTGGTCGATGTTGGCACCGCCCATCCTGCACCAGAAGAGTACGGTGCCGTCCCTGAAGTCGTCAATCAGATTTCTGATGTTGTCATCGTCCTTGTAACAACAACAGTCCGTAAGGCGCGGGCGTTGTTCGGGCGGTGTCAGTTCGTCCCCGACCAACACCTTGCGGCGCTGGAGCAGGCGCAGGTCGTAGATTGCCCTGATGGCAATCTCGCTTGCAAGAAGCTGCATTCGCTCCTCGTGACTCAGGCGGTTCGCTTCTGCTTTGACCACTTTTTCTTCCTTCCTGAATGGCTGTCCGTCCAAGCCGAATAGGCGTTCCATAACCGTGCTGCGTCCAAGGCGTTCTGCTTGTCGTCAAACACATCGTCGGCTGGTGGCAGGCCGTTGGGCGGCTCGGCTCCCCACAGGCGAGGACCAATCGGGTTCTCCATCGACTCCGTAACCACCCGCCACTTGTCTCCGTGGGGTATGACCTTGACCGGGGTCATCGGATCTCCTCCTCCAGCTTCTTGATGTCAGCCTCAATCTGGCCGCGAAGCTTGGCCATGTCGTTTGATTGTCCGGCGTAGTGGATCATCTGGGCGTCTGTGTATCGGTTCAGACCAAAGTGTTCTTCCACGCTGGTCATGCAGTTGAAGGACGGGTCAAGCTCCTGAAGGTCCAGGTCGCACAGGTGGGCCATGATGTTCATCCAGGTCTGCTCGGCAAAGTGGTTCGGGAACAAGCCGATGGGCGGCTGGGCGAAGATCCCAGGCACCTTGTTTGTGACCACGAAGACCCCGGTGTTGACGTAGAAGCGTGGCTCGATCTTGTATCCGAAAGCCTTGGCCAGTGCCGTCATTCCCGGCTTGCGGTCGAGGTATGCTCCCTCGTCAAAGGCGCAGAACTTCTCTACATCCTTGGAGATGTCAGGGCAGTCCAGCGCCACTAAGATGTCCGCATCCAAAAACGTCACGACCTCGTATCCCTTGGTCGTCATCAGGTGCGGGATGATAAGCTTGCTGTACTGGACAGGGTGCGCCAGCGGCTTCTCGATGGACACAAAATCCTGCTCGTGCCTGCGGCAATACTCCTCCATGCGCGGGCGGGTCAGCTTCAAGACCTCCTGCCAATCGTCTCCGAAAGCCTGCGTTACGACGACCTTCTTCATTTCCAGATCACTCCCTTATCATCCAAATCGCTGCTGAGAAGCATCAATTTGTTGTAGAGTGAATAACCATAGCCCAACCTGAGAATTGTTTCGGAAATTGCGTGGCCAAGCCAGTAGCAGATCCAAGCCAGCGCCAGCCTCATTTCTTGACATCCTTCAGGTCAACCCAAGCTTCGAGCGGCAGGCCCGCTCCGACAAAGCAGACTTGCACTTCCTTCTTCTCCTTGTCGTTGACGGCGTACAGCGCCCATCCTCCGTCAACCTTCTCGCACTTGGTGAACTTCATGCCACCTCGCAAAGTTGTTCGTCGGCTTCCTCCATTAGCAGTTGCTCGGCAAACTCAAGCAACTCCTTCTCCGGGTTCTCGATGTCCTTGTCACCGTGAGCGACCTGCAACTTGGAGATCGACATATCGTAAGGTACGT